AATGGAGCATTATGCCCACCTCCATATGAGTATGTGTGGAGTGAATGGAAAACTGCTCCTTATGTAAATGTGGAGGAGATTGAAAATGATTGAAATTCAAAAGAACTACAAACTCACACTCACAGAACAACAAGCAAAAGAACTCTACTGGATTTTGAAAGATGTAAATTTGGATGTTGATAATGAGTTGAAACTTGTTTATCACGAACTCAAAAAGCTCTTTGATACGGGGATACGATGAGTAAAACCAAAAAAGCATTGGAACGGGTTATTTTGGAACTTGATGCCTGGTGTGACACTTGGACACCGCACTCTTACATTGATCCTCGGATTAGCCTCAGGCTGATCGCTGACCGTGCCCGCACCGTTTTAAACGAGGATAGCAATGACTGACGACGAACTTGATGAACTTTGCATCTTTTGGTGGGGTTCCGACACCGATGAGCGCACGGTTACTGAGGTCATTGAGTGCGGTAGTATGGCCGCCTTTGCGCATTACGTTTTAGAAAACTTTGCTAATCAACACAATGACTGACTTCCCCCGTTTTGACCGAGACACCCTTTATAACTATGTTTGGGAAACTGTGGGACGGCGCGTTGGCTATGGCATTGATTGCGATGTTCTAACAGATCAAATCTGCGACGCTGTAACCGAATGGGTACCCAAGCAAGGTGATTTCTGGTTGGAGGAGCCGGGCGGGACGCTCTGGGTCAATAAAGGTTGGGAAGTTGTTACTGTGGATGGTGTGGAATGAAAGCGCTGCCGGACAACGAACAGCTTGACATTATGTGGAGGGTTGCTGTGTCTACCGCAATCTCAAAAGGAGGTAAGTCTCATGAGTGGTTTGCTCGAGCGCTTTACCACCACCTGGCTGGGACCTATGATGACATCATGTCCAAATTCAACTACTCCGGTGACGACAATGACTGAAGACCAAATTGCAATGCTTCGGCGGTTAATCAAAGATGAGATTGAGTGTGCCCAAATTGACGGCTTTGAGCATGGGGCCTGGGGTTGGGCAGAGAAACAACTGGATAAGGGTTGGGAGGAGTTTCAAGATTCCTTTGTGACGCAAGGGGACCAATGAAAGTAAATAGCCGGGTGGTTCTTGAGGATTGCCTTGAACGTGCAGTCAGGCACGCACTGCGAAACATTGATGATGCTTTAACGGATTGCCAGATTAGGCAACTGGAGACTAAACTCGATAATGAACTCTGGTTGGCCATCGATACCTACTTTTCATTCGAGGATGACTATGCAAAGTGACAAAGAGGCCCTTCGCGAGATCCTAATGGGGGTGGGTTTTGGTTTTGTGATAATAGGGGCGCTTACCCTATTTATTATTACTTCAGGGAAATCAGATAATAAGGCTCAATCACAAGATCGCTTTAAGGTTGTCGATCAGTATGGGCCATGCGAAGTGGTTCGTTACATGCCCAGAGGTGAGGCGAAGTATGTGTACTTTTTGGATTGCAAGTAACGGCCATGGGACTCTTTGACTATGTGAGAAGCAGCTATCCGCTGCCTGAACCCTTCATGGGTGTTAACCAGACAAAGGACATTGAGTGCGGGATTGGAGGCACCATGACCGACTATTGGATTGACCCTACGGGGTTGCTCTGGTACGGAAGTTACGTTGGCTGTCATACCCTTGAATTTATTGAAGAGGGGGATCCCGGGTATGATCCGAAAGCATTTTGGGCAAACCAAGAATGGGTGCCCACAGGAGTGCACGGTACGTTTCAGGTACACTCCCTCACCAAATACATTGAAATTCACCCAGAGCATCATGATGGCAAGTGGGAGGATTGGCCTCGCCTCCGCCTTCACTTTAGAAGAGGCAAGCTGCTCGATTGGGAAGATGTCACGGGGCGCTAGTCCAGGGTAAAACTGTCGAAACATGGGAGCGAAGCTATGAAAACCTTCGACAGTCTGACTGGAAAGCTCCGAGCTGTTCTGAAGAAACATCCCGAAATCCACTTTTATCTGCCGCACAGCCCAACTGAAATGGACTTGGCGGAAGCAGCTTTTGTTATTGAGAACTTTCTGTCTAGCCGGGTGATTGGAGACGATTCGCTCGAAAATTGGTTAGACTCCTTTAGGTTCTATAGGGCGGTTAACCCTACCTTTCACCCCATTGTCTTGGACCAAAAAAGCAGCTAAACTGTAAGGAGTGCTTCCTTCGTCATGAAAGCCTTCCTAATGTGTGGGGCGCCCGGAGCTGGCAAAACCACCTACGCCAAAAAACTCGCAACTCTCGAAAATGCTGTTGTTATCAGCGGTGACGACATCCGCGCTGAACTTTACGGAAGCGCAGAAATCCAGAGCAACTGGTTTGAAATCTGGGATCGCATTGATGAACTGGTTTCTGAGATGTGTGGCATGCCTGTTATTCTGGACGGTACTTTTTATCGAAAGAGTTATCGGGAAGAGGCTGTTACCCTCCTAAGCTCATACGGCTATACAGATATTGAAGTGGTCGTTATAAACCCAACCTTGGAAACGTGCCTTAAGAGAAACCGCGAACGTTCTCGCAACGTGCCAGAATACGTCATTAAAGAAATGCACAACGAGCTTCAACGCTCTCTCAAGGGTCTTGACTCAGAACCTTTCTCCAGGCTAAACTATGTATTCTGATATTAACCCTGGCGATGTGATTGCAGTCGGAGACATCCATGCTTGCTACCCTTTGCTAGAAAAGTTTCTAGAATATGTTCAAGGTAGCCAAGCCTGTGTGATCTTGCTCGGAGACATTATTGATCGCGGGGGAGACGATGTCAAGGTTCTAGATGTGGTTTCGTCATTGTTGAGGGAGCCGGAGATAATCGGCCTGAGCAATTTCTTTTGCCTTATGGGAAATCACGAGGCTATGTTTGTCGACGCGATGACGGGCTCAGGTGCAGACTATGTGCTGTGGTTGCAGAACGGTGGGAACTTTGAAGACTTTGCGGAGATGCGAGAGCACTTGGAGTGGTTGGCAGAGTTACCTGTTTATATGACAGTTGGGGATGTAATGTATACGCACGCCGGTATAGTTCCAGGCCGTGATCCTTACGAGCTTGTCGACATGGGGAAAGTGGATAAGTTGTTATGGATGAGAGAGCCTTTCTTGTCGATGGGTCCTCAATTTGAAAAGTGGAATCCAGAGTTAAAGAAGATAGTCTTCGGGCACACGCCGAAAACCGGCGTAGGGGAGGGGAAACCGTACACTATCCCCGACGGAATTTGCCTGGACTCAGGGGCCTTCTTTACAGGGGTGCTCACCGCCTATAATGCTACACAGGACACCTTCTACCAGTTTTCGAAACAACAATGAAAGACCTTCTCCTGATTGATACGAATGCGGTTTTTCACCGCTCTCGCTCCGCCCTCACTCGCACGATGGGCGAGATGGTTACCTCTGCGGGGATTCCCGTAACCGGCACCTTCGGGACACTCAACACAATCTTTTCAATTATTGAGAAAGGGGACTACGATTCTGTTATCCCTTGCTACGACGCAGGTGGGAACTTTCGCAAAAAACTGAGCGATGATTATAAAGGTAATCGGGAAAAGGGCAGCATGGAGCACTATGCTGACATGTCTCTGTTGGTTCAGGATGTTCTTCCCACACTTGGCTTCACTCCCGTAGGAGTCAAAGGTTGGGAAGCCGACGATATTATTGCCACAATATCTCGCAACTCTCCAGCTTATCGGGAAATTCATATTCTGACGGTGGATGCTGATTTGCTTCAGCTTGTGGGGAACCGGGTTAAGGTCATTCTATTCAACAGTGCGAAGAAAGTAAAGACATACGGTATTGACGAGGTTGTGGAGAAGTTCGGAGTGTTCCCCGCCGAAGTGAAATACCACAAGGCCCTCGCAGGGGACTCCAGTGACAATGTAGCTGGCATCAAAGGGATCGGCCCCAAAACCGCTGTCAAAATCATTGAGGAGTCCCGCCCGAGCGAAATCAATCCGGAATTTACGGGGGCTGACAGAATCTGTCTGCATCCGAAAGTAGCTCCCCATGCGGCCACCTTTCTCGGCAATTTGCGGTTGGTTACTCTGGAGAACGACGTTCCCGATCTGAATTGGTTTGCATCGAGTCCTCCCATTCCCCTTCATGTAGAAGCTTTGCTTGAGGGTCTCGAGTTCAAGAGTATGCTCAAGAGAAAAGGTAAGATTCTTCAGACACTGGGGTGTTCCTAATGCGGTACATGTGCGTTCAAGTCCTATGGAAAGGAGGCAAAATCGAGTGGATCTGGGTGCCATGGGGAAAGAAATCTCTAGACGACATTCGCAATCGCGGAGGAGCTATTCTGGGTTACCACGAATGAGGGTTGCTCTACGAATCGCAAGTAACATTGGGCTAATTGCTGGTCAATGCGTCTTGCTTTTCGTCTCTCGTGATGTCGGTTTGGGTATCATTATATGCAGCAGCTTACTGTCGGTTCCGTTCTTCCTGAAAGAGAAGATGTGGGATGTCACGTTGCTGATAGCGTTTATGCAGGCAGTCAACATTGTCGGTCTATTTGTAAGATGACTACTCGGAAAGTAAGAAGAAGATCAGCCAATCACCGCCACCTTGCTTCGGGGGTTAAGATTTCCCGTGAGCTGTATCCTCGCCCGGTGATTGACACTTTTCACTATCTTCAGGATAAATACCCGAAGAAGGGTTGGAAACGCCGCAGTCTTCGAAAGCAAGTTTGTTTATTGTACATTCAGTGGATGGTTTATCCCACGAATGAGAACAAACACCTGCTGATTGAGACTGTCAAGAAGTGGAGAAAGAAGGAAAAGAACCGTCTTGGAGGCAAACGTAGCGTTCTAGAGAAACTTTCTCGTAAATTCTTCAAGGAATGTCGCATCGAGAATAATAAGGAGAAGGTTAGGAAAGACCAAGGAGCAAGCGCACGTAGGCAGATAAAAGAGGGGAAGGGCAGGCATACACCTGAAATGAGAGCGTTATTTGGCACTTCGGAGTATGGTAGGTGGATGCAGAGTCACCAAAAGATTCCATCCAAGGCAAAACACTGGTGGGTGTTTTCCCCGGACGGGGAAGTGTTCGAGGTTTTTAACTTGGCTCAATTCGGAAGAGAGAGAGGATTAGACGGATCCCGGATAGGCCGAACAGCAAGGAATCCAGGGTGGCAATACAAGGGGTGGAAAGCTCGCGAGCGTAATGTGAATCTTGAGGGATTTACTCCTGGATTTGAAGACCAAAATGAAGATGGGTAGAATCTAACTGTCCTACAAGAAACGACAATGGTACGAGAAATTCATCTGAAAGAACTTTATGGTTTCGGCGATAAAGCCAACCACGGGAAGTTTCCCACAAAGAAAGACTATGATGAGGTGATTGACGAAGATTGCGACGTTTATTTGCCAGATGGTTCCCTTGCGGTAGTGTTTCGTAAAGGTGCCATCAAGTCTCTTGCTTCTCTGGCGCCTGACTCAAAAGATTTCCAATATTGGAAATGGGCAAGTCGATCCCTATTGAGTGACCAACGAGGGTCGGCCGCAGGTAAAGAGTTGAGGACAAATGTCGAAATCAGGGTGACCGAGGGCCAGAAAGCGTTCTTTAGCGTTGCTACCAAAAAGGAAATTACGCTGGAAGAGGCTCTTGAGCTGACTGCGGATGTCACTCCGACTGTCACAACATACTTTGTTGGGAAGGCTGAGGCTGACGGTCTTGTAGATCTTGAGGAAGTGGAACGTTGGGATGCGATTGTTCGCAAGAAAGCGACACCCCCGAAGCAGAGGAAGGAGGCGACAGACAAAAGAAATGCAGCCAAACTGGCATGGTTTGATTGCTGGTTGCGCACAGTTTGGGCGAAAGCGGAAGACAAGATAGCTGCGGCGAAAGCGGCTAAGAAGCGTTATGTTACCGGAAACCCGCGCGGAAACAAGGCGTACTCGGCTGTGTTCGGCACAATCACTCGGTCAGGACGTACCCCGTTCGGCAGGTTGACGGCGCCCACATTGGCGAAATGGGGGGAGTTTCAAGAGCAGAAGAAAGTGTTCCACGAGGTTAACGAATTGCTCAAGCAGTATATGCCGGACCGGTGGGAACTGCTAAATGACCGTTTTAGCCAAGTTGCTGACGAGCGGTACAACTTGTTTGGCACAGTGTTTACCAGCTTCACCATCAACTATAACTTTCAAGTTGCCCGTCATGTGGACGGCGCTAATTCTGACAAAGGAATGGCGGTGCTTTCTGCACTCGATAACGGAAAGTTTGAGGGGTTTGAGTTCGTGATGCATCCCCTCCGTCTCGCTTTTAACATGCGTCACGGTGATTTATTTATTGGGGACAACAACGAGGTCGAGCACTCGATTACCGAGATGCGAAATGCCTCGGCTGACGCTGAGTCGATCACTTTTGTTTTCTACAGTAAAGATGCTGTGCTGACGCTGGACTCTCTAGAGTGCGAAACGTGCCGTCGAGAGTTTATGGAACACCTAGCAGTAAATCACCCTGAGCTTGGCACAGGTGAGGCTAAATGGAATGGCAGCGCCCCGGGGATGTGGGGTTCTCAGCTGTGGGAAGATTACAAGGCGAGGAGAACTGCCGAAGGTGACTTTGACTACACAAAGTGCTCTAACACGAACATTGCGGGCAAGCCTGACGAAGCCGATCTGGTGGTGAGGCAGCCGCAGTTGGCCAAGATAGGGTAAGCTTGAGTACGGAGGAGGGTTTTCCTTGGCGGGTTTCCTTCCTCCCATAACTCGCCAAAAGTACTATGAACAAGAATGTTTCTATTGTTGTTATAGACACAAGACCCTATCGAAAAATCGCTCAGGATAACTGGGGCCTTTCCAATGAGCAAATGAAAGGAATGCATGTTCATCACCGCATTCCCGTCAGTAAGGGTGGGACTAATGACCCTACTAACCTATACGTCTGTTCTCCCTCATTTCACCGCTGGGTTTGGCATGGTGGTGAAATATGGGTTGAATGGGCAAACGAGGGAGCCAAAAGAGCGCACGCTAAGAGAGATGAATTAGGTAGGAGCATTAATGGTATTAAAAATGCGGAAAGGTTAAATCTAGAAAAGGATGAGTTTGGCAGAAGTGTTAATGCTATTAAAGCATCTAGAAAAGCGCATGAAAAGAGAGATGAACTTGGTAAGAGCATAAATGCTCGTAGAGCCTCTCAAAAGGCTCATCAAGAAAAGGATGAGTTTGGTAGAAGTATCGTAGGCGTAAGGAACGGAGAAAGACTTCACAGGGAAAAGGATGATCAAGGAAAAAGCGTTGTTGCCATGAGATCCCATGCGGAAAAAGACGAGTTTGGAAGGAGTGTTCTAGCTGTTGAAAATGCTAAAAAGGTTCATGCGGAGAGAGATGAATTTGGAAGAAGTCTTCATGCAATGAAAAACAACAGCCAAATTTGGGAGTCAACGATAGATGGCTTTCGTAGTAATGCAGGAGGAGTTGCCACCCACAACAAAGCCAAAGGGTGGGACCCTAATGCGAGAGTAAAGATAAGTTAAGAAACAATCGTTTACTATTTAGGGGTCAATGTTATATTCAGGTTACATTCTGAGTATAGCATGGCCCTCTCTTTGCTGGAACGTCCTGAAATTTCCTCACCATATACCGATTGGCGTCTCCCTAAGAATCGCATTGAAGCTTTTTCCCGAGTGGCTCACGTTCGAGCTGTGGAGGGAGACACAGATCATTATCACTGTGCCCAAGTCATTTGCGATCTGATGAACTTGTCAGACGAGGAAAAGGCTCTGTATTGTCTTTTCTTTGGTCAAAGTTATCGTAATCATTGGGCAATGATTGCGTTGCAGCTTGACCTTTACGGGATGGGTCAAGAGCAATTGCAATCCTGGTCAGATGAAAACTGGATGCGTTTTAAGTTTGGTAATGACTCTAAGTGGAATGTGCGAAGGTTTCCGCATTTTGTTAAATCGCTGAAAGAAGTTGTCGGCTCCGGCAGCATTTATCAGCATTTTTATGCTGCTGCTCATGTTGGCAACACAAAAGAGAATTATTACTCTCTGATTAGTGCCCTTGAGCAGGTTCATAGTCTAGGTAGAATGTGCTCGTGGTTGGCTGCACAAACTTTTTACGAACTTTTTAATTGGGATATTGATTACCACGATCTGCAGCTATACCGAGAGGGCACTTGGAGCCAATATGATTCTTTATGCTATCTCTTCGATCGCCTTGATATTGCCAGAAAACAGAAGCTGCCCAACGGTAAGGTGCTAAAGTATAATCCAACTAGGAAAGACAAGGAGGTCATGTCAGAAAAGACCGTTATATTGATGAAGGAAGTAAACAAACGTCTTCCCTTCCATGCTGACATTTACTCTATTGAAAGCGTTTTGTGTGAATATCGGAAAACTAGCTATGGCCCTAAAATCAAAGAATTCACTTTCTGGACCTCAACAGAATTGGTAGAGCAGTTTACAGAGCTGAAAGCAGCTTGGGCTGACTATAAAGGCCCTGGCAAAGTAGACTGGACCCCGTACATCTCAGGGTTTATGACTAAAGGCTCGAATCTGGTTGACAATTACGGCTATGACCGTTCTTATTTTGATGTAATGGTAAAATATGGCCTCAATCTCAACACCCACTATATTTACACAGACGAGCCCGACGCTCACGCTCTTCTTAACCTGCCAAAACGAGCGCCCCAGGGTTTAGGCGAAATGCAGAAGATCTGGGATAGCCGCTTCACGGCTAAAGAGCAACAGGCCCTGAGAGAGAAGCACAACCCGGTTCGCTATTTGAAATTTAAAGACCGCAACCACCCAGCCTGGAAGCTGCTGAACGTGGACTACGCGTATGCCAAGGGCTTTGTCTGAGTCGTTTACGAGCTTGCCAGCAAGCTATAGTGAGTTCACGGTCCTACGACCCTCAATCAACGACCGTTTTCATTAAACTGACATACTGAGGCCCAATGTCTAAGAAGATTCGCGTTGCCGTTGCTGGTGTCGGCAACTGCCTGTCCGCCCTTTACCAGGGTGTGCAATTCTATAAGGATCATGATGAGGATAATATTCCCGGTGTGATGTTTGCTCGCATCGGCGGTTACCATCCCGCTGACATCGAGTTTGTTGCTGCTTTTGACGTTGATCGTCGTAAAGTTGGGCGTCCGTTGGGCGAAGCAATCTTCGCCGCCCCTAACTGCGCCCGTGTGTTTTGTCCTGATGTGCCAGCAGGGCCGATTGTTCAGATGGGTCCGGTGTTTGATGGCGTAAGCCAGCATATGCTCGAGTACCCTGAGCGTTACGGTTTCCGCATCTCGAATGCGGAGCCTGTGGACGTTGTTGAAGTGCTTCGAGAATCGAAGGCTGACATCCTCATTAACTACTGTCCGGTGGGTAGCCAGATTGCCACTGAGTACTATGCAGAATGCTGCCTGAAAGCTGGCGTGGCTTTCCTCAATTGTATCCCGGTGTTTATTGCCAGCGATCCAATCTGGGAACAGAAGTTTATTGATGCGGGCTTGCCGATTGTGGGTGACGATATGCGTTCCCAAGTCGGTGCTTCGGTTATGAGCCAGGTGCTGCAAGAACTTGCTTTTGATCGTGGTGCCGTTGTTAAATACCACCAACAACTCAACATCGGAGGAAACACCGATTTCGCGACAATGATGAATCAAGACCGACTCTCATCGAAGAAGAAGTCGAAAGAGAATGTGATCCGTGCTCAAAACGATATCCGTGGTATCCCCGTCGATGATGAAGCCCTGTTTGCTGGGCCCAGCACCTTTATCCCTTATCTGAAGGACAACAAGGTAGCCTACTTTAAGATTGAGCTTGAGGGCTTTGGTGGTGCACCCATTGAAATTGACGCCAAGCTATCGGTGCAGGACTCTGAGAACTCGGCAGGGGTAGTGATTGATGCGATTCGCTACCTGAAGGTGGCACGGGAAGAGGGTATCGTGGGTGCTTTGCGCGGTCCCAGCTGCTGGACACAGAAGACTCCCCCTCAGCAGATGATGTATGCTGATGCCAAGGCAGAGTGCGAGGCTTTTGCGGTCCGCAACCTGGGAGCGCTCAAGGCTCAGAATACTTTCTCAACTGGCCAGGTGACTGTCTGATCCGTGTATATTCCCCTTTGGGCTTTCTTTATGGAACCAATAAATTGTTTTGATTTCGACGGCGTAATTTACTACGGCAAAGACTCTCCTGGTGTCTTCCCTGGGCCCAACGACATTATCATCACTGGCCGTTCTTTTGAAGAACGAGACAAGACGGTCGCCTGGTGTGAGAAGTTCGGTATTCACAACCAAATTTACTTTAGCCAGGTGCCTGAGCACCTGAAGACTCGAGAAATTTCTGGCTACCATAAAGCCCTCACTCTACGGGAACTCCTCAAGACTCACCGCATCGAGAAATTCTTTGAGGATGACGAAAGGCAGAAGGAAATTATTGAGGCTTTGGTTCCAGAAGTTAAGGTAGTTCACCTCGTTCACTCACTCACTCGCAAATGAAAATCGTTGGTCTCTGCGGCGAGCCCGCATCTGGCAAAAGCACCATCATGCGTGCTTTCATCTCCAACCTCAAGGACACAGGCACCGTGAAGAAAGAAGGGTTGGTGGTCTACACAGAATACCCAGAGGAAAAGGTCTTCGTTGCGGGCATCTACGATGATGCCGTCTTTAGCGGAACCGACCGCACCGCAAAATCTTGTGGTCCCAAGTACCGCGAGTGGCTCGATGCGAAGAATGCCGATCCTGCCTACGATGACTGGGAGTTCTATTGGGAGGGCGAACGCTTCTCCAACAGCAAATTCTTCGACTTTTTCTACGACCAGTGCCCTCACGTTACTACGTATTTCCTGGAGGCTGACCCTCAGCTGCTGGACGAGCGCAATGCGAGTCGAAGCAACCAAAATCCCTCGTGGCGCAAGGGTATGGCGACGCGGATGCGTAACCTGCGGGAAGGCTACCCAGTTAAAGTAGTGCAGCAGGGTTTCACCCTGTGAGTGCGGTAGGGCGGTTAACCCTACCTTCCGCCTCCTTTCATTCCTCCCGCCGATGAGGCATACTTAATTCATCGGGGGCGGCGGTTCGCCTCTCACCCCCGACCCAACTCAACTGGTTAAACTACCATGACCATCCCTTCCCTCAACGCTCAGTCCCAGGCCGCCAAGCTGTTCTCCAAAAAGTCCAAGGCTGCTCGCTTGTTTGCTGCGAAGCGCACTTACGACATCGGTCTGATCCAGCGCATTACCTTCCACTGCAACGGCAATCAGAATGAGCCTTTCCGCAAGATTGACCTTTTCGTTGAGCATAACAATGCGAAGGAACTGTGCGAGGTTGGTCTGATGTCCGAAGCTGCTGCTTATCTGCAGCAGATGGACGGTCGTGATCGTCAGCTTTGTCACCTGCACTCCCTGGCTTGTGCTGCTTCTTATCCTGGTGGTCGCATTAACAATGTTTCCAACTTGATTGTGCTGCTGCGTGAGACCAATCAAATTATCGGGCGTCGTTGCATTTCCCGAGTGAATGCGGAAACCCTGGACCGTATGGTGTATGCCGGCAACTATCTGGCTGCCCGCCTGTTTGCCAACCGCGTCTGCTACTGATTGCTGGCTGAGTGCTTTGCGGGGGCCCTTGGCCCCCTTTCTTTGTTCTTTCGCTTGACTGCAATGTTTGAGCTTTACGAGACAGACGAATATGGCGTTTCCTATGTGGCCGAAGCCTACGATTCGATTGAGGAGGCCAAGGCAATGTTGGAGACTGCCCTGGATTATGCGGAAACGACCGAGCAAGCTTTCCGGATCCGTGGTTTCCTGCAGCAGGTTTACACCGAGTTGACCTGCGGTTAAAATACTGTCAACCACTGAGAAACAACATGGCAACCAAAACCAAAAGGCCGACCGCCTTGCAGCTTTACAGGCAATTGCAGAAAGTGCGGCAGTTGCAAGACAAAGTGCGGCAGGAACAACGTAAGATGAGTGGGATGGCAGCTCAAGCCCGTGAGTTGTTTCATAGCCCAGAGAAGGTTATTATTGATGGTGTCATCTATGAGGTGAGTACTGTGGGCGGTAATTACCAGTGGACTTGGGACAATGGAGTAATTGTCAAGGAAGTTGGCACTGTGGAAGAATTTGCGGGGTTGATTAAATGAGTGCGGTTGAGGAAATCGATCTCGTAGTTTCTGAGATTCCGGCTTGTAGAAACTGCCAGCATTGTCGTTTGATACCCGGTCTTTTTCACGTTTGTGAGAAACACTGTGTTGAAGAACTGGATTACATCAACGGCAAGGTATACGCATTAGATCTAATTTGCACAGAGGTCCGGAAGGACTCACGTTTGTGTGGCCGGGGCGGTAAAGATTTTGTTGCCAGGGAAAAACCAGTAGATGAGGATAAGCCTGGGTCTACCTGGTGGCACTTTAAACAAATGCTAAAGGAATTGTTCTAATGACTTACAAGTGTCCTCGTTGTTCTACCAGAGTTAAAGACTGGTCTGGTGATGACGCTAAATGTGGATTTGATGAGTATGGAAACTTCCTTGAACACAACTGGAACTGTGCAACTCTCAATGCTCTCCGTGAGATGGATGGAAAAGAAACTTGGTGTGATAACAATTATGTGAAAGTTGTAAGTTGTTGTGATGTTGGATTTGGTATTCTGACTTGGTATAAACAACGTGGGCAAACTGATGACTTCCGTGATGGTTATTTTGATAGAGGAACTCTACGGTATGCACAAGAATTACTGGGAGACGAGGAGCCGGCGTGGTTATAGGAGTGGGGGAAGATTGATTTGAGCTCATTAGACGGTTAACCGCCCTGGTTTCCTTCTGAAAACCGCTATACTTACCTCAGCTTTCCGCTGAAGCCACCATGTTTCTAAGACTTTCCACCTGTTGTGTGCTGTTAGGGTATATGAGTACTTTGCCAGCGCAAGCCGAAGTTACCTCAATCAATGTGAACAAAGCCTGCGCGTCCATTGTCGGGATCTCTTATGCCTCCGACAACTTTACAGACGAAGAATGGCAGCGGTTTCAGCAATGCCGTTCCTATTTGAACCAATTCGCAGAGTGATTGCCATGGCTCCTAACAACGCCCACCTTATTGTTTTGGGGGAGATGCTTGTTGCGTCCGCTTTCGAGGATTTTGAGCGGACAGCAGAGAACATTCAGGAGATGCACACAACTGAAGAGGGAGCCGAGATGCTACGGCGTATTGTACGTGACGACCTTGGCGGGGCGGCTGATGTTGTCTCGGCTGCTCTGTGGCCAAGTATCCAGTTTGCAGACTGTTGCTTTCCGCTGTAAAATACTGTTGGCAAACTTTCGCGAATGACTCAAATGACTGAGAATCACCCGATTACTCCACCGCCGGAGCTGGTGCGCCAGTGGATGGAGCGCACAGAGTACGACGAACACACATGGTTCTACGAAAGTTACATAGCGGAGCAAGCCGCTCGATGGGGTGCAGACCAGGAGCTGGAGGCGTGCTGTGCGCTGATGGACGACTGGGGTCTTGATGGCGAAGACCTGATGCTGTGCCGGCGCCCCAAGCCGCTGAGCTTGAAGGAGCAGGCGCTTGAAGCTTTGGATGAAGAGCAGGCTGAGCTGAGCATACAGAACTACAAGCTCATCCGCGCTGTACTTGAATCTTTACCCGATCATGAGTAGTCGCTTCCACTTCCATGTCTGACAAAAAATCAACCAAGAAAATTGAACGCTACAAACTTGAAACAGCTTTTGTTTCTTTGGCAGACTATGACGTAACGGTCAAGGGTGATGACTTCATGGAGATGTCTATGTGGCACAACGGTGAGGGCTTTGATGTCATCCTCAACAGCAATGGCGAGCAGCGCTTTGGTCTGACATGGGGGCAGTACAAAGCGCTTAAGACCCTTGTGAAAGAGTTGGACGGTTAATGACTGAACTTTCACCCGCCGCACAAGCTGTGCTAGATGCTTTTACTGAGGACAACTGTTTACATGACTGGAAGCATAACCACTACAACATTGAAGCTTTAGCTGCCGCCCTGCGAGCTGCTGCTGATCAGGTAGTTCCAAAAGATGTGGATCCCTCGGGAGATTGGACAGACAAAGATGAAGTGAGGTACCAGCTCTTTGCCATCGCCACCGAGCTTGAAGTCCAGTTTGCAGACTGACCTCCTTTACAATCCAGGTAGGATGAGCCATACTTAGTTTAGTTCACTCAACCCCGAACCTTCCATGCCTGTCACTCTTACTACCAATTGGAAAGAAACCCTGGAGCCTCTGACCGTAGAGGTCATTGAGGCTTTTCTTGAGAACAACTACGCCCTCGACGACATGTTGGTGTTCGTGGACGAGCACAACGAAAAAGACTTCCGCTTCTTCTACGAAGACTATGTGAGGCTGGGTGAGGAATTTGGGTTTGAGCCCGTGGATGCTTTCATCAATGAGGTGGCCGATGTGGACGACTTGGATCGCTTTGAACGTGCCTACATCGGTGAGTACTCATCGCCCGCTCGCATGGCAGAGGACTATCTGTCCAGCGAGGTTGACCGTCTGAGCTATATGATTGTTGTGGATTGGGAGGCGACCTCCGAATATTTACTGGACCACGATGTGGACCGCCAGGGTGATTTCTATTTCCGGTGTTCGTACTGAGAAAGTCCGAGGCGGCGAAGCCGCCAATGTAAAATGTTTCCGTCAGGAAACTGCCAGACATCACGCTGCTTTTGCTAACATGGACCTCTCCGACCTAACTTTCTACAAGCATCCCGCTGGCTTTCAAGCGGTTGCTAATTTCCCTAACAGCTACGGTCTCTCAATCATTCCCGAGTCCGACGGAAAACACTACGAGGTTGCCGTTCTGAAAGATGGTTTTATAACGTACGAGTCTGGTTTGACGGAAGACGTGTTTCGTTTCGTTACAGTCGACTCCGTTGACGACATCGCGGCTGTTGCCTCCCGTCTGCAAGCATGAAAGGTGTTATCCTCGTCTGTCTCTTCTACGGTTCCCTTCCTTTCCTTGTTCTGGCTCTCTTCTCTCTCTTGTCTTCAGGCTTCCCTGTGTTTCCTTTGATTGTTGGTGGGGTCATGGCTGCTGTTGCGCACCGAGGTAAGGGTCAGAGGGGGAGTCACTACCAGAGGTGACCCTCCCTCCTTTACAAGCGAGCCAAAAGGCCGTATAGTTCATTCATCGGCCGGTTCAAGGCCGGTTCCAACCTTCATTCCCTGAAACATCATGGCTACCTTCGCAATCACTAACGACCTCAACTGGCAAGTGGAGAAGCGTGCTCTCTCTTTCCTCGGCAACGATGGCTCTCCAGTTGCAATCAACGAAAAAGTAGCTGTGGTCCGTAGTGACACTGGCGCCTTCCTCGGTGCAGTCAGCCCTGACTACGAGGTTGTTCAGAACAGTGTGTTGCTTGGTATGGTCCAGCCACTGGTTGACGAAGGGTTGCTGGAAATGAGGAATGTTGGCTACCTGAATGGCGGCGCCCGTGTGTTCGTTCAAGCTGTTGTGAACGAAGAGTTTACTGTGGCGGGTGATTCTTATAAGTCTTTCATCACTTTGCTTAACGGTCACATTGGTAATAACTCCGTGGCAATTGGCCCCAGCAACGTCCGGGTCATTTGTGGCAACACTTTCTCCATGTCCTACAGCCAGATTGGAGAGAAGTTTCGTCATAGTGCTGGCGTAAATGAGCGTGTGCTGGAGAGCAAGGCTGTGCTGGAATATGTAAATGGTGCAATGGCGCAGTATGCCAAGTATATGGAGCCGCTGGCTCTGGCACCCTGCAGCAGCGTTCAGTTTCGCAATGCCCTGGAGGTTATCTACGACAAAGATGTGAAGGATATGCGCGCTTCTTTCGTCGACCAGCTTAACTCGCTGTTTTATAGTGGAGCGGGGAATGAAGGTAAGACATACGCGGATGCCTTTAACGCTGTGACCGACTACAATAGCAACCAGTCACGGAAGACGGCCGAGGGTCGCTTTAACTACAGCAACTTTGGTTCGGGTGCTCGGGTGGCCCAACGGGCGATGGCAGTGCTGTCAGAGTTGGCTGCTGTCTGACGGCTGTCCGTCCTGAGCAGGACGTTAAAAGGCTCGGTTTCGGGGTTTCGGAGGGTGGCTGCGGTTGCGGTCACCCTCTTTCTATGCGTAGGGGTAAAAGCCCACAGCTAAATTACCACGAATGGCTTTATCCCAAGAGCAACTTGAACACCGTTTCCATTTGCGGGCGATGGATCTTATTTATGAGGCTGCTTTAGCAGGGAGAGAATTGGGTGAGAAAGTTGCTTATGCGAAAGCTGTGAATGAGTGGAACCGGAAGCTTTACAATCGGCGGAATCGGGTATAATTTGCTTAACGCTGGGGTGTGGTTGGAAGAGCGCAACTTCCTTGAGGGCCACACTCCAGCCCCTCAAAATCAAAAGCGCAATGTTATTTGAAGATGACGGATTCCCAGAAAGAATTTAAGCGTCAACTCGCCGTCTTAGAGCATTGCCTGCTACTTGGTATGCTTTACTATGACGAAGGAAGAAAAGGGCGGGGAGAGCGCTATCTGCTCCTCGCCCAGCAATACTATAAGGCAGCAGTTGAGCAAGCACGAAGCGGAAGTACGTTGCTATAAAGAGAGGCGTCCCGAGGGTGTTTGTGTTGTTGCTGCTTTGAAAGCAGAAGAGTACCCGGATTTGCTTTCCATTCGGGCAGCAGAAGAAAGATTGTATATTTGGGACCGTGTTATTCGTTGGTTTGAGTTGCTTTGCTGGTTTGCCGGTAAGTTGGAAGAAGCGGAATATTCGGGTGAGCGCCATAGTTTTATTCAGCTGGCACGTGCTTTTTCTCGGTCTGATGTTTCTATCCGGGAATGGCGGAACGCATTCTCCTACTTTGGGATTGAGGCCCACCAGAAAGTTTGGTTCCCTGTGAAAGGTGAAAGGAATATACGTGAGATTGAAGCTGCTTTGCGGGCTTTAGCTCAAGGTGATTGGTTGCTTGCAACTGAATTGGAAAGAGTTGTTAAGGCAAGCTCGAAGACTGCTGTATATAAAAAAGCGAAAGGAGAGTTGGAGCAGAGGGGATGGAAGTGGGGGCAGAAAAAAGTAAAAGGAAGAGTACTAAAGGTTATTTTGCTGCCAGAGGTAACCGTGGACGTCAAAGATTGAGAAGAGAGATGCTTTCTAATTCTATCGCGAAAGAAAAAGAGAGAGAACATTTGCATTCTCTCTCTTAAAGTAGAAACAAGAATAGAAAGAGTGAGAGTTGTTTATAATTATCGACGTCCACGGTTACCTTTTCTCTAGCTTTCAAGGTCACCTTGAGAAGTGGACCTAGGGGCTTTACAACGCCACCGCAAGGCGGCATACTTGGTTCAAGTTTACCCCTCGCCTCATGTCCCCGGTCACCTGGAAGACGATACCTGGCTTTAGCCGCTATGAGGCAAACGAGCTGGGCGAAATTCGCAACCAGCGGACAGGTAAAGTTCTAAAGACCTGGGCGAAGAGCGCGAGATGGAAGCGGCAGAAAATCCAACTGGTAGACGACGAAGGCCAAGTCAAAGGCGGTCTTACTTTGTCCCGTATAGTTTGCGCTGCGAAAGAAGAGCGCTGGCCGGAAGAATATGAGCACACGTGTCACATTGACGGAGATTGCACTAACGACCAAATGTATAACCTTCGCTTCTCAGACATTATAAATAATGCCATCGATGAAGTTGAAGTAGGAAGGAAGGAAACCTCGAAGCAATACGTGGAGCTTGCGATTGAGAGGTTGCTGGCGCTGAAGGAGCAGCTTTAGGGGTCACCTTGCCAACCGGCCTCCTTGCCTTTTCTCCGAAAAGGCGGTATATTTAGTCCATGGGCGGTGCTTTCGCTGCCCGCAACCCCCGAACCTCCATGTCCCAGACTGCTTTGCCTTGCTACACTGTTTACGACCAAGAGTGCGAGTACGAGCCTGCGGCGAGAGTTACCACCCTCTCCTGGTTTAACATCGCTCGCTGCGCCCGGGAGCGCATGCACGCCAACTGCCACGATATTCACCGTTGGCGTGGAGAGCGCCGGTCGTTCTACTCCAGCCTCCGGGCAATGCAGGTGGACACGAAGGAGTTGCTCGACTGATTTTTCCAGGGGGGCTTTACAACAAGCCCCCTTTTTCACGGTAAACTTTCTTTGTTCTTCACCTCGGAACCATGCCTACAATCCGCGAGCTTTACTCCGTGCTTCGTGCTACCAAGGGCCATATCACCGACGACTGCCGGGCGCACGAATTTGATGAGGAACCAGGGATCCTTTTGACTGTGGGAATCTCGGAAGACGGTTCCTGGGACTACCAGCTTGGATGCAACGAGTACCACGGGGCTGCCTACTTTCACCCTCACTGGGTGGTTCAGTCGGTTTATCGCAACAGCAACTGCCGCCTGCTCGCCCGCGAAATTCGCTCCGAGTGGCCTACAGCCGGTTGCTAAACTGGACGCCGGGCGGCTCACGCTGCCCCTCCCCCATGTAAACTGCTTTCAGTTCACCCCCGAACCAACCATGCTTTCACCCTTTTCTCCCTACGCCTCCATCCTTGGTCTTCCCATCGACGACGTTCCTGTCGTAGAGGGTAACATGCAGTACTTTGATGCGCCAGGCGATTTCTTCCTCGCGTACGACGTTGCTGCTTTGCGTTCTTGCGTGGTGGATTCCAACGGCTCCCGCCTGACAGAATGGCGCTGGAACCCTGGTTACGCGGTTTCTGACCTGAAAGAGGTAGTCCAGTCGAACAAGTGACCCTAAGGGGTTTACAAGCGGCTCGGAACCGTGTATAGTTGGTTCAGTTGGAGGTTGAGCCCTCTCTACATGCTCCCTCCAACTGCTTTCTTTCTGTTCCTTCGCTTTCCCAACCATGTTCACCGCTACCGCTTCCAACCCTGCTTTCCCTCCCGTTGACTCCCTGCTTTCGTTCCTTCGCAACGTCAACTACCGGAAACTTGCCAACGATTTGATTACTTTTGCTGCTACTTTCTGTGCGATTGTAGTTGCTGTCTCTCTCTTTGTTTACCGCAACTCTCGCGCCTTTTGGGCTGCTCACGGCGAAGAGATTACTTTGCGCTTCGAGCTTTTCATCGAGTGGCTGGTTGCCGCCATCGAAAAGACCCACCAGGCTGGTATGGCGTTCCGCCCCGTTGCCGTTCGCCTTTTCAACCGCTCGGCTGATTGGCTGTTTTACCAGCTGACTGCTTGAGGTCAGACGCTAAACTGGACTCAGGGCGGTCCGACGCCGCCCTCTAACCTGTATACTTAGTTCAACCCCGCAAACCACCCATGACTCAAACCACCTACCACGTTATTTGCTTTGGCACTTTAGACGCTGAAGACGGAACCACCTACAGCCAGCCTTTCACCTACGACGACCGCACCGAGGCTGAGTACCGCTTTGGTTACTTTAATAAGGGCGACCGCCACGAAGCTGTTTTCCTTGTGGCTGAAACCGGCGATTCTTTCACTGTTGTCAAGTGCTCTAGCGGCGACCGGGCTCACCTGGTAAAGGATGGCCCCGGTGCTTTTGCGCTGCTGTCCTCCGGGGTGCTGGCTTAGAGTCAGATCGCAAACTGGACGCCAGCGGCCCCGTTTCGCTGCAGCACCCTGTAAACTACCTTCAGCTACAACAACCTGAACCATGTCCCTCTCCACCAAACTTCAAGCCCGAGTCAACGCCCGCCGCCAGCAGCGTGAGGCAACCCGGAAACGCCATCGTAACCTTCACAACATTGGTGCTGCTTTAGGCTTGACCGCTGGCATCGCCGCTTTTGCTTTCGGCGCGCAAACCCCTACCAACAGCCTACCCCCGGTTCCCGCCGTTAGCGTGGAGGCTGCTGTCTCTCAACCAGCGGCACCCCCGGCCGTAAACATCCACGACGTGAAGCCTGGAACCCGTTGCAACCCCTACGTTAACGGTGTTTACATCGGCGAGCTTTGCGGCGACCACGACGCGTTTCAGGGTCGCCTGGACCGTGCGTTCGCCGACTAAGGTCAATCTTAGAACTGGACCTTGAAAGCCCCGGGGCGGCCTGCCCCGCGTTAAAATACTTTCGTTGTCAACCCCCGAAACAACCATGGCAATCGCACCTTCCGGCGGCCCTTCCCCCATCGCCCTCCAAGCTGCCGCTGAGGCCCGCGCTGCGGGGTATCCTCACCTCGAGCTGGCAATTTACACTTTCGATGCTTTCAACTACGGGAAGTTTCAAACCGCCGACGCCCTCATGGAAGCCCTGATGGAGGCTGAGCTGCCCGAGGAG